GCCACCCTTTGCACCGCCGCCGCTACTCTGTGGCGCGGCGACAAAGTGCTTTCCTTCATCGGACTTCGCCCATTCTGTAACTGCGTCGCTTAGCGACTTATCGCCCATCATGGCAATCCGGTTTTCGCCATCAACCTTTATCGTTACCTGGTTGGACAGCAGAGCTTTGACGGCTTTCGCCAATTCAGGCTTGACGCCCGCCTTTAGCAAGACGTCGTTGAGGCCATTATCTATGAGCAACCGATTGACAAAACTACTCTCTGCTTCATAGTCTTTCATGGCCTTTTCCAGTTTCTTATTGCTCTCCTTGAGAGCTTTTTCCAGTTCGGCAATTTTCGCTTCCGCCGCTGTTTTGGCTTCAAGAGCTTTTATCGCTTCTTCAATTTCACTTTTTGACATTCCGGCAAACATCTTGTATTTGCTCAGAAGTTCGTTGTTTTTGGCCTTCAGCCCTGCGGTCGCTTCTTCAACTGCCTTTTCGACGGCCTCCTTAAGTGCCGCCTGTGTTTCTTGGTCTTCAGGATCGTATGGCATTATCTGTCCTCCTTTGGAGTTATGGTTAAGGGCATTGCCCAGTTAAGCCCGCGCCCTCGGCACGGACTACGCCGCTAATTTTTCCAATTCCTCAAGCCGCAGTGGGCGGCCTGTCTAGTCAATCAACTGATTTAAAGTGATCTTTCCCTTTCGGTACAATTCTGCCCGCCCCGGCCCCAGCAACTTGTTCAGATATTCATCGCTATGCCGTGCCAGGAATGCGTCGAATGACGTATCCGCCGGAATCTGCCCCAGATCGGATGCGCGCGTCCCTTTTGGCAATTCTTCGACGTCAATGCCGAGTTCCTTCATAGTTTTTGTGACCGGGCATAGCACGCACCTGCACGCCGGATGGGCCGGAGGCATACTGAAAGTCAAATTAGTGTTTAGTGGCTTTCCATCCAAAGTCCACATCTTTCCATCCCTCGGAATGCACCGCAAGCAGGTATGACCGTCCAGAGTCGCCAGCCATCGCACGCCTTTGATGATGTCATCGTTTTCCCGATAGACCGCCATCCTTGCATCATTGGTTATTTGCATAACTGAATCGTGCACAAGTGTCAAGGCGTTTCTGCGGGATATATCCATAATGCCAGGAATGCCTTTCTTTTTGCTTCCCACGATACGAGTAATAATTTGCTGTAGCGTCTCACCTTGCGCAACCCCCTGCCGCACCTGCGCCATAAATTTAAAAGCAGTATCTTCCGCCTGCTTTGCCCACCAGTCGGCCAGAGGTGCACCCTGAAGGAGAGTATCGGCTATCAGAGCTTTCACGGTCACTGCCGTAGGGATGGAGGCCTCAAGACCAATGGAGGCAATAATGTTCGTGCTCGCTCTAACTTCCGTTTTTGCCAGGTTCGTAGCGTCAACTTCATTCTGCATCTTTCCATAAAAAGACTCGATAACCGCCGTGCATTCCTCCAGCAATTTCTCAAGACGTTGTCTGGTGAATTCCGTTATATCGTCGCTCGCCAGCTTCGCTTTCAATTCCTTTTCCATCTGAGCAAATAGCGCCATGATGCGATTCTTTTCACTCGCAGAATACCGCAACAGTGCGACCTGGTGGCTTATAATCTTGTCGGCAAGTATGAGGTCGGCTTCGTTCATTCTGTCACCCCAGGCGTCGGAATCGGCGCGCTTTCAATCTGTGACTGCATTTCTTCAAGCGTAAGGTCGGACGCAATCACTTCCGCCTTCTGCAGTGCATTGAAGAGCACCTGCATTGAAATTGCCCCCTGCTGCCATGCAGACACCAGGGATGTCAATTCCTGCGGGGTCATGTCAGAAGGCAAAAATTCACTATTCAACTCAACCGATACATCAGTAGAATCCGCCCCCGCCCATTCACAGAATTTCTTCATCGCCATCGTAAGTCCTGCACTGATAATGTGAGAAATTGCCGCCAGGATAGAGTTTTCACCTGCCCGGTGAATGGCAGCCGTCTGCGCTGTTTCCGCGTCCTTCTTTTCAGCCGTCAACAACCGCGCCCCAAGGATTGCCATGAGTTGTTCTAATCTCTCTTTTTCAGTCGCAATGGCACTAAGACCCTGCCCTTGATATTCCAAATAATACGCCCTCGCCTGCGGGTCGGGGAATGTCCAGGCATGTGATGATCCGATATACAGCCGCTCGCCAGGAGTCTCAGGAACGTAGCCGGAAACCACCGGAGTCGGCAATCCGGTGAAGTGCAGTCCATGTTTGTGGTCTGCGTCGAGGCGGTAATGGGCGAGGTTGGCATCCACAAGATCAATCAAGGGCGGGTCGTCCATGTCCGGGGTGGTGTCATCAATGCCGATAAAGTAGAACGGAATCCAGTCAAGCACTTTACCGGCAATCATTGGATAACGGTCTGCCTCCACCTGTTCATCTTCATTGCGGCTATTGATACGAAAAACTCTTACGCGATATGCGCCATTGAATAGATCGAGAACCCGGTAGCGAATTTCCGTCTTTTCGGCAAACTCTCCATCAGGTTCGCTATATTCTTCAGCAAGTGCTACTTGCGTTAAAACGTACTGGTTAGATACCATGCCGCATTTCCAATTGATGATGGATTCCGCCGGGTACATCTTCATGAAAGGACGCAAATTTTGACGCTGGGCGTCGGCCAGCGTGATACCCTGCATCTTTTCTTGTGGCGGATAATCCACCAATATGCCTATACGCCCAGTTGTCAGCACGTCCAACGTACAACGTTGAGCGAACACATAGAACGAAACGCCGGACATTGTTATGTCATCGAGCATCGGCCTAATGGAATCGGGGACATTGACCACGGGTGGGCGGCGGAAGATCATCCCATTCAATGCCGCGATGGTGCGCCATGTCGCGTTATAGAAAAGTGCCCGAATCTTATAGGCATTGTAATCGGCATCGGTCTGTGCTGCCAGCCTCGGCAAATACCTTTCCCCCGCGGCATGAATAGCGTCTTGGCCGGAAACAGCATCCCGGCACCTCTGCCATTTGAGGATTTGCCTATCATAATCTAAATGATGCGTATTCACTTGGCTCATCTATACTCCTACAACTTTCATCCGCGTCATTGGTCGGATAATCGGAAATTCATAGGCAATTAGATAGGTTGTGGCGTCATTTTGGTCATCGAAACCAGACGTTTTATCTGGCTCGCCATTAGGATCATAGCATTGTTGCTCCAAACACCGCGCTATGTTAGGACACAAGCGAGCATTTACCTTCACCTTTCCCGTCTCAAATGCCTTGTTTGCGGAAAGGACACGGTCCTTAACCGCCGGGTTAGTTTTATTTACTCTTACCGTATATCCGGCTTGTTGTAATAATGCAATATCCGATTTTGACGCATCAACGCTTTTTCTGCTTCCGCCGCTTGCATCAGGGTAAATGATTATTCGATGTCCTTTGTCACGCCATCTCTTGTTAATTATGCGTATCATTTCCGGCGTGTCAAAAACATCTTTCAACTCTGCGACCGCATGAAAGCCATCAGGTCTCTGCACATAGATGGCAGCACACATGCGCTGCACATTGAAATCACACGAGATGAAAAGCGGCTCTTTTTCCTTAATCGTCTCGGTGGAATTACAACGCACTCGGTTATAATTGCGATAGACTGTGCCACTGGTGAGGTTGACGAATTGCCCGTTAAGGTATGCTTGGATAAGCTCTTCAGGGTATATTTGAAGCATGGAGGGGATATAATCAGCAGGGAGGTTCTCCTCATTGTCGTAAGTGCTCGCCTGTACTACGCCGTAATTAACAGATAATTCGGGGTTTTCTTGAACGAGTTGGACAAAAAGCATGTGGCAGAACCGGAACCCTTCAGGAGTGGTTGTTACATCAATACCGTTTTTAAGACCATCGATTTTATACCGCATACGAGCAATAATCTTGCGCCAGCAGTTTTCTGCTTTTGCAATCGGCAACGTGTCTAATTCATCAATCGACGCATGACCGATTTTAAAGCCTATGATGGAATGGGGATGATCAAGCGACCGGCAAATCGTCGTGCCGCGATAAGTGCGCCCGGAATAGAAATGGACTTCGTGGTTTCCTTCTTTGATTTCAACATTCAGGCCCAGCGAAAAGGCGACCTCTTCGATTGTCGGGTAGAAGATGTCTCTAATCTGCGAGTAGGTGGGCGCGAAATATCCCTGATTCACCTTTGGAAATTCCCAGTAATTTATGCACTGGGCTTGCCCGCCAACCCAAGTCTTCCCGGCTCCGTATCCAGCTACAAATGCCCGGTATTTCTTGTTGAGGCTAAGAAACTTTCCTTGCGGTTTATTCGCCTCTGCTCTTACCACTAGCATCTTTTACCTCAATAACTACCTTAACCGGAGTCACGCTCAGGTTTTCGTCATCCTCTTTTTCCCGCGTTCCACATCTTGTTTTATCAAGCCATATTGCAGCCGTCGCGTTACCATCCTGTGCCTGCTTGATCAGGATGTCGGTAAGTATTACTTTGAATTTAGCCTTCCCTCGCCTAATTGCCTCTTCAATTCCTGCATTAACGCGCTTAGCTTTATAGAAAGTTACGGCCGTATACCCGAATGTAAGGGCAATCTCTTCTATCGTGAGACCTTTTGCCGCGAGGGCCTCTACTTTATCATAATCGAATACCGCTTTTTTTCGTCCACCTCTTCTTGCAGAGTTGGGGGGATTCTCGTCAGACATAATTCAACAGCCTTTTTTTGCTATATTTTTTCTGTCTCCAATTATCGCCTTACACTTTTTTTTTGCGATGTCAAGAATTATTTTTTATTTTTTCCATCTGCACCGTATCTCGTACCACCGATCCCTTAACGCTCTTTCAACCTCTGCCTTAGTCTTT